CTCGATACAAGCATTAAGCTACAGAGTGAGTTGCTGGAGCAGCAGAATGAAATCGTTAATCAGCAGGAGAGGATAAGGCGCCTGTCTGAACTGGATAATCAGCATACAAAGGAACTAGCCAATGCCAAATCTGAAATTGATGTGCTTCGTGATGATATTGCCGCTGGTCGTCGCCGGTTGCGCATCGCGGCCACCTGTGATCAAGACAAAGCCAGTTCCTCCCCCGGCGTGGATGATGCAGCCAGCCCCAGATTGGAAGACCCCGCTATCAGGGATTATTTCACTCTCACCGAAAGAGTAACAACGATGCAGACACAACTAGAGGGCTTGCAGGACTACATCAAAACTCAGTGTCAGTAACAGCCCAGTCACAACAAGAGAAATTCAATTGTAGACATATCTCTACGGTTGCTTCTGATGGCAAAACTCGCGAGCACTGAAGACAATATTGTTTTCCCATGATGTAAGTAAATACAGCTCAGTCAAACCGTCAAAGTAACTCATTCAGAGCATTCTGCTGACAGAGTGCACGATAGTAGTGATTTCTTTATGGGCGCCCTGCGAGCAGATACTGACTTTTTAGCATAAAGTTCTAAATCTAACTATTTCCAAACTGGAAGGGGTTCTAACTGTTTCTGTTTGATGATGTAATGCACAACTCGGCTAGGGTCGCTCCCGAAAAGCGGATTTTGTCACCGCCTGCCGAGTACCAATGACGATTAACGAGACGAGGTTAATATGACACCCATTGAATATATTAAAAGCATTTCTTTTTATGATTCCGTTGCATGTGATGTGTTAAATGCGATTGAAGCAGGCACATTAACAGAAGCGCAAGCAATAGTTGAATTCATGAAAGTGAAAGCCGAACAGGCTAAAGTAAATGCAGAACAAACAGACGTTCTGTGGAAGCATCTTGAACTGAAAAGTCTTAAAGAGGCTAAAGCTTTTCAGGTAACGCAATGTAAGGGGATGCCGAACACAGTTAGAATTTCATATACAGTTACTGACGAATGCGGCAATGAAACTTTGCGGAAAGATCATCACATGCTTCTTACTGACGTATACAGATGTCGCTTTATTGTGTTTTTAGAAGAATTAAAGAAAAGCGCAAAAGAGTTTTATGAAACAGTAATGCAGGGAGCTAAATGGGATCTCGGAGATACAAGCGAAAAGAGTGCGGAGTGTCTAATCGTCGGCGGAAAGCACCACGGTAAGCGACGTACTTTAACTTCAAGAGCAGAAAGATACGTACTTGTAAGTGATGATGTTTTTCCTTTTGTTGATGTTGACGAAATCCCAGTACATTACTGGGCGGCTGGGGATGGTAAAACTTACATGATCGCAACAAATGAAGAGTTAATCATGTCTGATATTGATTTAGCTATTTCAGAAACAAATCCGCCGCTTAAGCCGATAAATTAAATTCAAACCCGGTCGCCCAGTGCGGCCTTTTTTATTCTGAGGAAGAGATGTAGAGAGGTAAATATGCCTGAGCACCAAATACCCCCGCACAAACTTGCACCGGGACTAAGAATACGTGAAGCAGAAGTAGCAGAAAGAAAAGCCAAGATGCTACTGGGTATCATAAAGCTAAAGCGGTACCACGGGTTAAGTGACGAAGAATTAGAGCAGGTCATGAAGATGGCCTGTGAACTGTCGAAGTAAGGAACTAAGCAATGGCACAAAAGAAAGTCACGCTCACAGATGAGCAAAAGATTCTTTTCGATGCCTTAACTCCATTACAGCAAAAATTTGTCACTCACATTCTTAAGGGTAAGAACTTAACAGATGCTTACAAGCTGTCAGGGGGGAAGGCGAAAGGAGAATCGGCTCATACCCAAGCAAGTAGAATGATGAGTTTTGATAAGGTTAAAGCTTTTCTCGACGCAATGAACGCCGAAGCCATCTCAGATGCAGTTATGAGCCGCCAAGAGGCTCTTGAGCGACTATCAGCAATGGGCCGTGTCTCTATCTACAATATAGCCGAGTTTCGCAACTGTCAGATAGGGGAAGACGAGGACGGTAAGCCGGTATTCCAAGCTTCATGGCAATTCAAAGATTCAGCATTGCAAGACCCCGCCGCATTGAGCGCCATTTCAGAACTCACTACAGGCAAAGACGGCATCAAGTTAAAGCTGCATGATCCGAAAGCCGCAATAAAGCAATTGAGTGAGCTACAGGGTTGGGAAGCGCCGAAGAAAACAGAAGTCACTGGCGCTGGTGGTGGACCGATACAGATAGCCGACTTAACCGATGAGCAACTGGATGAGAGATTGAAGGAGTTCGGATATGGCCGTCGCTCATCACAACTCGATGAGAAACTTACAGACTCTTGAGGCATATCGGCGTCGAGCAATAGAACAAGCCCGATCATCTTTGATGGATTTCACGCTCTACACAAATCCGCGGTATGAAACGGGATGGTTTAATGAGCTGCTGTGTCTTGAGTTAGATCAGTTCCTGAAAGATGTTGAAAATGGCAGGATGCCGCGCTTGATGATATTCGCCCCGCCAAGGTCTGGAAAAAGTGAATTAGCGTCTCGTCGGCTTCCGGCTTATGCGCTAGGCAAGCACCCGAACTGGCACATTATCTCTTGTTCATACTCGTCTGATTTAGCTAATCGCATGTCACGAGATACCCAACGCATTATTGATACAGAAAAATATCAAGATGTGTTTCCGAACACGCGACTTAACGGAACGAACATCAGAACACTGGCTGGTGGGGCAATTCGTACTGCTGAGCTATGGGAAGTGCTGGACGCAAAAGGCCAGTTACACGGTGGTTCTTATCGTGCGGCGGGGGTGAATGGCGGTATCACAGGTCAGGGGATGAACATCGGCATTATTGATGACCCGGCTAAAGATTATAAAACAGCATCATCTCCGGTTTACCAAGAGGCGGTGATGGACTGGTATGACACGACGTTCTTTACTCGCGCTGACCCGAAATTGAATGGCATTGTAATTATCCTCACACGCTGGCATCAAAATGACCTTGCAGGGCAACTTCTTAAGCTAGCGGAGGAAGGCGGCGAAAAGTGGCGTGTTGTCAGTTTTCCGATGGAAGCCGAGAAGGAAGAAATTCACGAGCTGAACGGCAAAACATACCACTTAAGAAAGCCCGGTGAAATTCTGTTTCCTGAGCGCATGCCGCGTGATTTTGTTGATAAATGTAAACAACGGGGTTCGCTGGTCTGGAATGCGCTCTATCAACAACGCCCCACAGCAAAAGGCGGCGGCTTAATCAAGTCAGCGTGGTTTGGTGAGTACAAAGTCCTTCCCCCTATTCGTTGGAGCACGGTCTATGGAGATACGGCTCAAAAAATCAAAGAAGCCAATGACTATTCTGCTTTTGAATTATGGGGACTCGGTGAAGACGGAAAAATATACCTGATTGACATGATCCGGGGAAAGTGGGAGTCCAAGGAACTTAAACGTCGCGCGGTGGCGTTTTGGGTGAAATGTAAAGCCAGAAAAGATTGTGGTTCTTTGATTTCAATGAAAATAGAAGATAAAGCCTCTGGCACTGGGCTGATTCAGGAAATCCAGACAGAGGCTCTATGCCCTGTCATACCCATTCAGAGAGATAAGGACAAGTTCACCCGGTTGATGGATGTTCAGGGATATATCGAATCTGGATACATCTATCTCCCCGCCGAGGCTGAATGGATAAACGATTTTCTAACTGAGATGGAAGCCGTTACATCCGATTTTAACACCCACGATGACCAGCTCGATCCGATGATGGACGCCATTTCTGATATGAAATCTGGTGACCTGGTTATATGGGAAACTTTAGGACGATAACACCATAAAATAACGGTTTCATGCCAAAATCACCCCGAAATGATTTTGGTGTTTTTATTAACAACTCAGTAACAAATAAAAGCGCCTGATTTGCCAAGAAAGATTGAGGGTTTTATCCATTTGGGTAGCGAATTTGAGTGAACCCCAAACCCTCGGTTCGCCTAAGATCCATTATGTTAAAAAGTCCCTAAATCCGACAATTTTCAGTGAGAGAGCAATGACCCGTAAAAATCGCCGTAACGGCACAAAAAAGCCCGTTAGGACTGCTGACGGGTACAACAACTTTAATGCAAAACTGGGCGGGTATACCTCGAATATTCAAACTGGCGGTACCTACATTCCAGGTTACATCTCACGCAACAGAGTACAAATTGAGTTTGGCTATCGTAGCTCATTCTTAATTGGCGCTGGTGTGGATGCGATGGCTGACGATATGACGCGGAAAGGCATAACGATTAGTTCACGGATGAAACCCGATGCAAAAGGAAAACTGGAAACGCTCTGGGAAGATATCGGGATTTGGGACGAGTTAAATAATACCCTGAAATGGTCTCGTTTGTACGGAGGGGCATTGCTTGTGGTGTTGATCGACGGTCAGGACATGTCTACACCGCTCAATCCTGAAACAATCAGTGAGGGGCAGTTTAAGGGCGTGATGTGCCTCGACCGCTGGATGGTCAAGCCGACAGATAGTGACCTAGTAAAGGAATACGGCCCCTACTTTGGAAAACCCAAGTTCTATAACGTAGTGATCAATCAACAGGGAATTCCCCCCTGGAAAATCCATCACTCGCGCGTTATTCGCATGGAAGGCGATACGCTGCCATTCCAGCAAGCTTTGACTGAAAACGGCTGGGGGATGTCGGTTGTAGAGCGCATTTTTGAGCGTGTCCAAGCTTTTGACACAGCAACGGTAGGTACGACTCAGCTCATTCACAAAGCGCACTTGCGGACGTATAGCATTGACGGGTTAAGAAAAATTCTTGCGGTGGGCGAAGGAAGTCCAGTATATGCTGCGCTGATGAAGCACATGGATATGATCCGTGAGTTTCAGACAATTGAAGGTATGACGCTAATGGACGCGTTGGACACATTCCAGACTCATAGCTATTCATTTGCCGGTATCGCTGATGTCATTTTGCGCTTTGCTGAGCAGGTATCAGGTGCTACAGGTATCCCATTAGTCCGTTTGTTTGGGCAGTCTCCATCTGGATTCAGTACGGGCGACGGCGACTTGGAGAACTACTACAGCCGGGTTAACACACTGCAAGAAAGACGTCTCCGCCGTCCGTTGAGATGGTTGTTGGATATCTCTCATCGCTCGTTATTTGGTTCGCCCCTGCCTGACGATTTCGCTTTTATATTTAATAAATTGTGGGAGATGTCGGACACGGACAGAGCAACAATGGCTAACAATGTCGCGACGGCTGTCAGTACGCTGGTGGATCGGCGAATCATGCCTGTCCACGCTGCTATGAATGACCTGCGCAACTTGTCTGACATTATCGGCATTGGAGGTTCAATCACAGATGAAGACATTGAGGAAGCAAAAAAACAGTGGACGGAGTCTGAATCTGAAACCAGCCCTCCGCCGACGTTCAGTAGTGCAGTACGAGAAAAGCCTACAGGCGATAGCTCATCAGGTGGGCGAAATCGTCACCGGTTATTACGATGGTTCTCAGGCTAGCGCTGATACCGTTTCTGGTCATCTTATCGATTACTCGCAGGTTCTTGACGATTGGATTGCCTCTGTTGCACACAAAATGTTCCTTCAAGTTGAGGGTGAAGAATGGCACCAGTGGCGTTCTGTGTCTCAGCAAATATCTGAAGGGTTACGCGACGTAGTGGGGAATACACCTGTCGGTCAGGTAGCCCAGGACGTTGTTTATCGTCAGATTCAACTGATGAAATCCTTGCCTCTGGAAGCTGCCGAACGTGTTAAAGAGATTCAGGATAGAGCGATACAGGCAGTTATCAACGGTGAGAGGCCGGGCGAGCTTTATCAGATGATTATGCAATCCGGCGAGGTTGCATCAAGCCGTGTGCGAATGATAGCACACACGGAGATAGGGAGAGCGACCGGCGCACTCACTCAGGCACGAGCATTGTCAGTGGGTTCAGAGGGCTATTGGTGGCGCATTGAGGGAGCCGGTACGCGTCCTTCGCATAAGAAGATGAAAGATAAATTTGTGTACTGGCACAAACCACCCACTTTGGACGGGATGACAGGCCACGCGGGATGCCTGCCATATTGTAAGTGTTGGTCGGAAGTTCACATACCCCCACCGAGAAAGTAACCCATGAAATATTTTTTTACGACGAAGCTTGGTGAAACACGCTATCTACAAGCCGATGGCTCTTTGCTGTGTAAAGACGTACCGATAGCGCGTACCGGCACTCAAACTTATCTACCCGAAGAAATAGATTTACAGCCGGATGCTAGCGGCTTAGTGACGGTTTATCGCACTGAGGATGAGGTTTTCTCACCCGAAACGATGGCGTCATTCGAGGGGGTGGCGGTCACACTGGACCATCCCGAAGATGATAAAGGAAACATTGTTTTCGTTAATCCTTCCAACTTCTCAGAACTGGCGCATGGTCATATTCAAAATGTGCGACGCGGCACTGGCGATAAGTCCGATCTGCTGGTGGCTGACGTGCTGGTTAAACGCCAGGAGGCTATCGATGCAGTAAACACTGGAATGACAGATGTCAGTTGCGGTTACGACACTCAATACAAACAGTTGGCCCCAGGTAAGGGCAAACAATACCAAATCACAGGAAACCATCTCGCCATTGTTGAGAAAGGCCGGGCGGGTTCTCGCTGTGCGATCGGGGATTCAGCCCCAAATTTTAAATTCAAAAAGGAGAAGCCTGTTATGGCATGGCTTAAAAGATTGGCTACGGCCGTCAAAACCAAAGACGACGACACATTAGCGAAACTCATCGATGAAGCGCCAGAACTTCCATCCGATGGGATGACTTCGATTCCGGGTGCAACAATCAATATCAATGTACCTTCTCAGGCAACCGCATTACCGCCTGCGGAGCGAACTACTACGGACACTGATCCCGATGCTAAAGATAAGCCAACAGGTGATAACGATATGCCGCCTTGGGTTCAAAAATTCATGGATTCGGTATCAACTCGCTTGGATGCATTAGAAGGGAAAACGGCGGATAGCAACCCTGATGACGAAGATGAAGACGCGAAAGTAACCGGCGACGCTGCATATCGACGCAATATCATTGCTGACGCGGAAATCATTTGTCCGGGCTTTAAACCTACAGGTGATAAAGGACTCAAGCGTCAAGTGCTGAATCAGGCTATGCGCACTGGCGATAGTACTTATCTGAAATCGTTCGGCATCTCGGATTATTCTAAAGCGCCGAAAGCAACGGTTGATGCTGTTTTCAACGGAGCAGTTGCTGTTAATAAGGCGAAAAACCATATCCAACCCATTCCAACACGCACTGGCGATCATGTGCAGGCTATCGCTCGCACCCCGGCAGAACTGAACAAAGTCTACGCCGATTTCTGGAAACGTAACAAATAAGGTAATCACACATGGCAGGAACATCCTATTTAACCCGTATGCCGCTTGGCTTTAACGGAACGGTCACTCGTTTGCGCGATTTGACCACTGAACCCGCAATTCTGGACCCCAAAAAAGTGTTTAGTCAGTACGGACTGGCTGGCAAGTACAGCGGTGATAAGTTCGTACCGCTAGGCGATGGTGACACTGTAGATGACGTAGTGGGTATTTTAGTTCGCCCTTATCCCATTCAAGCCCAATCCGACATGGCTCATCTCGGAGTAAAGGCTGGTACGACTGGCGATATCCTAAAACGTGGCTATATGGCGGTCGCTGTAAAAGGGGCAGAAAGCGCAAAGAAGGGCGGTAAAGTCTATGTTCGCGTGAAGGGCGCAACGGACGACAGCCCACTCGGATCGTTTCTTATTATGCCTGATAAGACCGCTGAAAACACACCTGAATTACCGGCAGTCAAAGTGATGGGGCCGGGTGATGCATCAGGCCATATCGAAATCGCATATAACATTTAAGGAACGCTATGTTTACTATTGATAAAGCCACAAAAGATTCTACCGGTGTATTTCTTGCCGGAGAATTAGAGCGCATCGATCAGACGCTTAATTTGCCGCTGGTTTCGTTTAAATGGAGCCGCGATATGTCGCTCCGCACCGATGTATCTATCGCGGATGAGGTTTCATCTTTCACTAACACTGACTTGGCAGCAATGGGCGGGGTTAACCCGAACGGCAAAAACTGGATCGGCAAGAACTCGACTGCGGTTGCCGGGATCAGCCTAAACATTGAGAAAACGCCACAACCTTTAACACTGTGGGGCATGGAAATTGGCTGGACGCTACCGGAGTTAGCCTCTGCTCAACAGGTGGGACGTCCAATTGATACGCAGAAATACGACGCCATGCAATTGAAATGGAACATGGACGTTGACGAGCAGGTTTATATCGGTGATGCCGAGTTAGAAATGACCGGGTTACTTAACTTGTCTCAAGTCACCCCTCGCGCCGCCGCCGCCGCGTGGACGAAAGCAACTTCCCCTGACGATATCGTTGCTGATATCAACATTTTGCTGACGGATGCCTGGCTGGCGTCGGGTTATGCGGTATGCCCGCGCAAAATCGGGTTAGCGCCTGAGTTGTTCGGTCTGTTAGTCAGCAAGAAGGTTTCAGACGCGGGAAATATCTCAGTACTGGAGTACATCAAGATTAACACCATTGCTTTTCAAGAGAACGGCGAGCCGCTTGAGATTGTCTCCATGAAATGGGCGTCTAAACGCGGTGCGCGTGGCGCACATCGTATCGTAGCGTATACACAGGAAGAGAAATATATCCGCTTCCCGTTAGTTCCTTTGTTGAACACGCCATTAGAGCCTCGCGGTTTGTACCAATTGACCACCTACTACGGACGCTTGGGGCAAGTCGAAGTGCCGTACGCGAATACTATTGCCTATCTGGATATCCCTGTAGCTTGATTAATAGCGGGTTAGTCCCGCTTACTGAGGTTGATATGAAACGATATATGGTTACAGGTAGCGTTACACTAAGTTTTCCTGATGGCCGCGAGGCGGTGCTTTCGCCGGGTATTAAATCGTTCTCGGATGAAGTGGCGAAACACTGGGCTTTTCCTTCCTATGCGCAAGCGTTGGATAATCCTGTTGAGGAGCAGGACGACAAAAGGGGGAGGGCTGGCAGTGACAAAAAACAGTCTTCTTCCGACAGTTGATCAATTCCGCACCGACTTTCCCGAATTTTCCGACAAAACCCACTACCCCGATACAGCAATCAATTTCTATCTCGGTCAGGCGGATAATCTGCTCGACCAGACTGTTCACGGCGATCAGTTCGTCTATCTGGCTGAACTGTTCACGGCGCATTACGTCGAGCTGAGAGGGAAGGCTGTTATGGGTGCCTCTATCAGCGGCAGGGTAAATACTGCCGCTGGTGGGATAGCGACGTCAAAATCCGTCGATAAAGTCGGTGCTAGTTATGATGTGTCGGGCATCATTAATCCTGATGCCGGATTCTGGAATAATACGGCGTACGGGCGCGAGTTCTTTTGGTGGTGGTCGATGTTCGGGGCTGGTGGGAGGCAATTGTTATGAAAAGTGGTTTGACGGTCAGAAAAGACAATGCAACGTCAGTGCTGGAATCCCTCAAAAAGCTATCAGGTATGGACGTATTGGTAGGTATTCCGGCAGATAAAGCCGCGCGTGAAGACGGGGAAAGCCTGAACAACGCGGAAATCGGCTATCTGCAATCCACAGGGGCAACCGTGAAACTGGGTGGAAAAACGGTAACGCTTCCTCCGCGCCCTTTTCTTGAACTCGGTATTGATGATACCAGGGACCGCACAGCCTTACATTTAAAAGCGGTGGCAGAGCTTGCTCTTGAAGGTAAGCAGGACGCGGCTATCCGTGAGTTGGAAAAAGCGGGACAAATTGCGCGTGACGGGGCAAAGAAAGTGATCGGTGACGGTGATCGACTGGCTCCCATTTCTGATGCGACAAAAGAGGCTCGGCGCAGGCAGGGAATACCGGGGGATAAGCCGCTTTATGCTCATGGCTATCTCTTGCGCTCTATCAACTATGTAGTGAGGAATAAAAATGCCGTTTCTTGATGTCACTGATGTTTTATTTGATCCCGATTTCTGCGATACGACACTGAAATATACCCGGCGCACCGTCGTTGTTGATGATGATGGGTTTGCTACTTCGGAAAAAACCACTCAAGGTTTTGCCGGAGTGGTGACAGTTGATAGTTCTCTTGAGGCCCAAATAAGGATGTCCGGGCAAGTCGTCAGCGGTAATATTCTGATTATCACAACAACGCGGCTGATTGCGGGTGAAACTGATAAAACGGGCGATGTTGTCACGTATCAAAACCGGGATTATTTGGTTAAATCGGTTGATCCTTATACGGCTTACGGCGCGGGTTTTGTTCAAGCCCATTGTGAGCTATTGCCGTTCGATGGGGGAATTCCTATTGAATAATAGTACACAACCGGGCTGGCTTACACCGGTGTCAGCCCCGGACTATGACCGCGAGGTAGAGCGAAAGCTGTCTCGCTGGATGAGTTCAGTTAGCGGTTTACCGGGGAAAATGATGTTTCCGAAATGGCAACCGAACGATGAAACACGCGTCTTCCCTAGTCACAATGCTAACTGGTGCGCTTTCGGGATCTCGTCGATAGTTTCCGATGATAATCCCGCTTTCGTTAATCAGACGGATGAAAGCACCGATTTGTGGCGTCATGAGAAAATCGAATGTCTTATCTCGTTTTACGGTCCAGCAGGGCAGCGCCATTGCACACAATTTCGCGACGGGATCACGCTCAGTCAGAACAACGCTGAATTAAATCAATTTGGTCTGTCACTCAGCAACTACGGCCGTATCTTTTCCGTTCCCGAACTCATTAACAACCAGTGGGTGCGTCGTTATGACATGACGATCACCTTGCGGCGAAAAGTGGCGCGTGAATACGGTGTTAAATCACTGGTGGAAGCGCCGGTTAAATTCTTTGGAGATTAAATTATGCAGGGATTACCTGTTTCAAATATCGTCAATGTCACGATAAACATGGCCCCGCGTGCCGCGCAATCCCGAAACTTTGGTTCATTGCTGATAGTGGGCGCCAGTCATGTGATTGATACCCATGAGCGGCTACGCTTGTATTCCGATATCGATGGTGTTGGGGCTGATTTTGGGTTAGATACACCAGAATATCAGGCGGCGGCGCTTTATTATTCTCAGTCACCCCGTCCCGTTGATTTACATATTGGTCGGTGGGTAAAAGATCAGGCATTTGCCGCTTTAAGAGGCGCAATACTGACTAAGCAACAACAACAAGCCATCAGCCACTTTACAGCTATTACGGATGGCTCTTTTAAGTTAACGATTAACGGTAAAGAAGCGGCATACAACGGCATCGATTTGAGTAAAGAGACCAATCTTAATGGCGTCGCTCAACGGGTAGCGGAAAAGCTGAGAGAGTGTTCAGTGACGTGGGATGCATCACGTTTTGTTATTTCGTTGCAAGCATCAGGCTCGATAGGTTATGTCTCATCAGCGACTACCGGAACTTATATTGGTGACCTGTTAAAACTGGACAAAGTATCAGGCGCTACCGCTATCGAACCGGCCAAGGCAGAAACCCTTGCTGAAGCAGTAGCGACATTGGGATCGGTATCCGGTGGCTGGTACGGACTGGTGGTTGCCGATAATACACTGACGGACGATGATGTTCTCTCTGTTGCTGATTACATTGAGTCCGCATCTGTTTCCCGTATCTATGGACATACAGCGCAGAAAACAGAGGCATTGGACACTGATGTTGATACCGATATCGGATCACAACTGAAAGCTGGCAACTATCAACGTACGCTCTGGCAATATTCATCCGGTAAACCCTATACCGTGGCTTCTCTGATGGGGCGAATGTTTACCGTCAATTTCAAGGGCAATAACACCACCATTACCCTGAAATTTAAACAGGAACCGGCTGTGACGGCGGAAAGCCTGACAGCAACCCAAGCCAACGCTTTGAAGAAGAAAAACGGCAATGTTTTTGTTAACTACAACAATGATACAGCCATTATTCAAGAAGGGGTTATGGCGAACGGGGATTTCATTGATGAGCGCCACGGTCTGGATTGGTTACAGAACTACGTTCAGAACAATCTTTATAACCTGCTTTACACCAGTACCAGCAAGATCCCCCAAACTGACGCAGGCGTTACGCGTTTACTGACCAATGTTGAGCAATCCCTTGATCAGGCGGTAACAAACGGGCTGGTGGCTCCCGGTGTTTGGAACGGCGGACAGATTGGACAGATCCAACCGGGCGATACCTTAACCAAAGGGTATTACGTCTACGCACCGCCAATTGCAACGCAGGCACAGGCTGATAGAGAAGCCCGAAAAGCACCGGTTATTCAGTGTGCAATCAAATTAGCAGGTGCTGTTCACTATGCTGATGTCATTATTAATGTAAACAGATAAGGGTTGATAAATGGCTACCTATTCATTTATGGATGTATCCGCATCCCTGACCGGTCCGACCGGGGTTATTGATGTTGGGTATGGTTCGGCAACTTCGGGGGAAGGGATCACAATCACGATGACCGAAGCCAAGAACACGATGACCATCGGCGCAGATGGTGAAGGGATGCATTCATTACATGCGGGAAAATCCGGCTCTATCACAGTGAACTTGCTGAAAACTTCACCGACGAATAAAAAACTCTCACTGGCTTACAACGCGCAATCGCAGTCATCAGGAACATGGGGGAATAACGTCTTTTTGATACGTAACCGGGTTTCTGGCGAAGTCACGACAGCGCGGGGTTGTGCATTTCAGAAACAACCGGATTACACCAATGCCAAAGATGGCGGTACCGTTGCGTGGGTGTTTGACTGCATCAAAATAGACCAGGTATTAGGAGAGTTCTGATGGAATTTGAAGTTAATGGTATTCAATACCGTACGGCAAAGCTGAACGTGTTCGATCAGCTCAAAGTATCCCGTAAGTTACTCCCCGTTCTTGCCGGGCTGGTATCAGATATTCGCGCCGTACAGACGATGGCCCAAGACAAAAATATGGAAGGGGCTTTAGAGAAGGCGCTGCCTAAAATCGCACAAGCAGTTAGTGACTTAAGCGACGAAGATTGCAACGCGATCCTTTACCCCTGTTTGTCCGTTGTTTCCCGTCAGCACGGTAAGGGATGGACAGCCGTATTCTCCCAAGGAGTCTTGCATTTCGATGACATAGACCTGCCGACACTGTTACAGCTTGTGGCACGTGTAATCGGGGATTCGCTGGGAAATTTTTTGCACGCACTCCCCGCCGCCGAGACGCCGTTCCCGCCAGCGGCTTAGTACTTGACACTTTGCCGAACGGCGAAGAGTTCATTATGCGTCCTATAAGAAAGGGAATGGTCTCAATGGGTGAGATCAAAAGTGGGATGGTTGATTTGGCCGATATCGCATTAATGAATGATTACCTCGATTTGGAAGACGATAACGAGGCCCGGATAGCACGCTGGAGAGATGCCCATGAGCGGTAATATTGACACAATTAAAGACTACCTTATTAGCCTCGGTTTTAATGTAGACGAAAAAGGGAGAGGTAAATTTGATGCGGTGTTAAAAGGTGTCACTGCCAACGTGTTAAAAGTGGGTGCTGCTGTTGAAGGGGCGGCACTCACTATCGTCGGTTTTACCACTAAAATTGCAGCGGGCTTAGATAAGCTTTACTGGCAGTCACAGAGAACCGGCGCCACAGTTGCCGGCATTAAAGCCCTGGGTTACGCCGTGCAACAGATGGGAGGCAGCGCCGAAGCCGCACAAAGTGCACTGGAAAACATGGCGCGGTTTATGCGCAATAATCCCGGTGCGGAAGGCTGGCTTAACCGGCTTGGGGTGCAAACTCGCGACTCGTCAGGCCAGATGCGTGATGCTGCCAGCATACTGGCGGGTGTCGGCCAAAAGCTTAGTAATATGCCTTACTACCGGGCCAATCAATATGCCCAGATGTTGGGCATTGATGAAAATACGCTGATGACCATGAGGCGTGGGTTAGCGGGTTTCACTGCTGACTATCAGATGATGTTGCAGAAAACCGGGTTCAATGCGGATAAAGCGGCGCAACAGGCGAATAAATTCACCACCGCGTTACACGGCTTTAACGCGGTGGTGGGTATCTTACGCGATAAGATTGGCGCTAATCTCGCTAATGGTCTGGCGGGTTCTTTCGATTCTTTACGTCAGCGTATTCTTGATAACTTCCCTAAGATAGAGGCCACACTCACTAAGATTATCAAAGGCATTTTGTGGTTTGCCGATGTATTTTCCAGAATGGTTTACCGAGTCGTACAGGGCGTCGGGGAGATTATTAACTGGTGGAAGGGGCTGGATGAAAGCAGCAAAATGCTGATTGCCATGTTCGGGGCGATTGTTGTTGCCTGGCGTTTGTTGAACAGCGCCTTTTTAATGTCACCCATCGGCATGATCACCGTGTTAATCGGTGCGCTTCTCCTGCTCTACGATGACTATAAGACATGGAAAGAAGGCGGCAAAAGTTTAATTGACTGGAGCAAGTGGGAAAAAGATATCGACCGCGCGGTCGATGCCTTCAAAACAGTAGGGAACTGGATTAAGAAAGGTGTTGACGGTATCGGCGGCTGGAAAAATGCTTTCCTAATTCTGGGTGGAGTTGTTGCAACTACCTGGGCTGTGAAGATGCTTGCGGGATTCGCGAAAGTGTCCGCTGCGTTAGCACCACTGATGGCCCGCCTTGCTCCACTGCTGGGGCTGGTGGCCTATGGTGGATATCTGTACAGTGACTGGGATAACATCAAACAAAATGTAGAATCCTCGTGGGACTACAACACTCGTCAGATAAAAAGAGGGATCGGGGATTTCGGTCAATGGTTAGGTATCGACAACAGTTGGGCCAATAAGCATCAAGGCGGCTTACCCAACCCTGTCACTGCGGATATCCCCGGCATGCCCGGCGCACCCACGCCGCCCCCCTCACCTGAATATAATGAAAGAGGATTGCGTAACAATAACCCCGGCAACTTGAATTTTGCCGGGCAACGAGGCGCGACAAGGGAAAATGGAGAGGGGCGTTTTGCCCGGTTTGAAACCGCGTTTGACGGCTTGCGAGCACTTTCACGCCAGTTAACGTTATACGCCAGTCGTGGACTCATAACGATACGCGACATTATCACGAAATATGCGCCCCCGGAGGAAAACGATACCGAAGGTTACATTGCTTTCCTTACTAAGTGGCTCGGTGTTGATCCGAACGCACAGTTAAATTTACAGGACCCGCAAACTCTGATGGCGATGATGAACGGCATCATTCAGCGCGAAAACGGCCGCAACCCCTATTCTAGTGAACTGATTGGTAAAGCCGCGATGGCCGGAAGCGGCAGCGTTCAGCAAACGACTAACATTACCGTTCATGGCGCAACCGACGCTAAGGCAACGGCGGATGAAATCGCGAGTCGGCAAAATGGCGTAAATGCCCGTCTGATACAGCAGGTGAGTTAATGGATATTTTATCCGCGATTTTTCAGCAGCAAACCCGTAAGTTTGGTACTGAAAGTATGTTACTTGTGCCAAGTGTCGTTATCGCTGAAAAGCACACAGACGCACTGGAAATCACAGAGCACCCCGTGGAAATCGGTGCGGCGGTCAGTGACCATGCCTACAAAAAGCCCGCTGAAATCACAATGGAATTGGGCTTTGCTGGTGGTGGTTCGCTGCTTGATTTTGTTGATACGTCAAAGATTGGGTTGAGTATGGGACTTAGCCCAAAAGAAACCTATCAGAAAATCCTGGACCTTCAAGAACTGCGTGAGCCATTTAACGTCATTACTGGCAAACGCACTTATGAAAACATGTTGATCAAAGCGATTGAAGTCACCACGGACCGACACAGTGAAAACGTATTGTTGTGCACGCTGACATTGCGCGAAGTGATTATTACCTCGACGCAGAAAGTACAAGTTGCTCAAAAAGAGGTCATGAAAACCGGGGTGTCTACGTCAGCCGTGGAGAATTCCGGCACAAAAACATTAAAGCCAGTCAACGAGTCTGTTTTATCAGAAATAAAAGAGGGTGCCGTTAATGCATTTAGAAGCTACATAAAAGGAGGCGGCTGATGCAAGTATCAGAAATCCCACTGACAGCGAGCAACCAATTTTTTGCAATAAAGCTCGGTGATATTAACGTCAAGATGCGCCTGATTTACCGAGACAGCGCCGGTTGGGTAATGGATATTCAGGATAAATCAGGCGCAGATTTGCTGACTGGGGCGCCGTTAATACCCGGTATTAACTTATTAGAACAATACCCGTATTTGGGGATCAACGGCATGTTAGTTATTGCCAATGATGCAGACAGCGCTGAATACCCGACAAGCACAAATCTTGGGTTATCTGGTCATTTATATTTTGTACAGAGGTAAAAACATGAGTCAGAACTGGTTACGTCATTTTGAATTAATGTTGTTAGATGATCAGGGTAAAGGAATCGTCTTATCTGACTTTAGAGTCATATTTAATATTGAGTGGTTCAATATTAGCAATCCACGCGTTGCGACGTTAAAGATTTACAATCTTTCCAAAAATACCAGTAATCGCATATTAGGTAGCGAGTTTTCGAAGATAAAAATTATCGTGGGCTATGATGGTGTGACCCCTACAGTTCCTGAGAGCGAAGTCGGCAAAGCTCGCACCGTTGAACCGGGTACGACCGGACAGCGTGACGGCAAAAACTATGGTGAAATCTTTAGCGGGGATATTCGCTATACGATGACCGGGCGCGATAACCCCACTGATACGTATACCCAAATTCAGGCGTGTGACGGTAATGAAGCCTTTATTTATGCTTTCGTCAATCAAACGGTAGCGGCGGGATATACCCTGAATGATGTCTATAACCTCGCTTTGCGCAGTCTGGAGCCTTACGGTATTACCGCAGGGGCAAAACCCAAAATGCCGGATACTGTTTTTCCTCGTGGAAAAGCGTTTTTTGAAAAAACACGATATGTATTAGACAATATCGCGCAGCAGTGCAATGCAAAATGGCAATTTGTAGACGGTAAAGTGGAGATGATTTCTGAGGAAATGGCCGTGCACGATGTTGTGGTGTTAAACAGCCGGACCGGATTAATTGGCATGCCGCAACAGACTATCGGGGCGGGCGTGAATGTCAGGTGTTTGATTAATCCGAATATCCGGGTAAATGGGTTAATTCAGTTAGACGAAGGCTCGGTATATAGAACGTCCCTACCTAATTCCGACATCCAGATGTCTGGCGGGCGACTAACCGATGAAAACGATAACGGGAACCTTTATGTAAATGGGGTGCCTAATCCTCCAGCGAGCATTGCTACCGATGGTGTATATATCGTCAGAGGCATTATGTATACTGGGGATACAAGAGGCAATGCGTGGTATCAAGAGATGATGTGTGAGGCACGCGGTGCGGCTGATCTTAAGACTAAATCGGCGCAAGAAAAGGGCTTGTGATCCATAGGAGAGTGCAATCGTGCGAAATATGTTTCTAACAATACTGTTATCATCTTTATTTACCTTCGGTTCCGCGCATGCAGCCATTCAGTGCGGGACGTACAAAATGACGATGAATGATAATGAAGGGATGACTAGAATTAATGGGGAAATGGTGACTTCCCAGAAGGTGACTTATTTAAAAGAAAATGGTGATGATGCAAACGCTAAGTGGGACATGGGCCTCATGCCTGCCCGCGACGGCAACATGTACGGCTTCCAGTTTATCAAGCGCAACGGTAAAGCATGGCTGAATGTCCAATTGCTCCAAAACGCTATGGACGCACCGAAAATTATTGGTTCGTTTCCTTGTAAGAAAGTGGCGGATTAAAGGCGACTGAGTTATGGATGGTTTTGTAAACCTTGCTCTGGCAATAACTTTTTTGTTTATATATTTTGCACCAACTTACGTTGCATCACGCCGGATGCATAAGCACATTTACTTTGTCGCTTTTGTGAACATCATAGTAGGATGGACTATTATCGGGTGGTTAGGCTGTATGGCTTGGGCGTTAACCAAACAGGAAATAGACTCAGTGATAACCGAGAATGAAGATTCTCTAAGAGATTGTCCGTATTGTGCTGAATTGGTCAAGAAAAAAGCCAAAATATGTAAGCACTGCCAGAGGGATATTTGACGTGTGTATTAAAATAATGGGGCACTATGCGTAGCTTATTTTTTATATCAATATCTTTGATGATTATAGCATTTCCGGCGAAGAGTAAGAGTTTAAATGATTTTTTTAATGATTATCCTGAGTTGAGTGAGAATATTTTCACTAAAAATGCCATACAGGATCAAGCAGAAAGCTTTGCTACCCAGGAAGCAATGAGAAGAGATACACCCGCGGATAAGATAGTTTCATTAACCAATAAATTAGTTATGGAAAATGGGTACGATTACGCAAGATTAGGTATGAGAAATTTAAAATTAGCGTGCTCAATTCCTGATGTTGCAGAAATAAACTCTCTTAGTAAATCTGATTGTACTTTGATAAGCAAGTATGCAGAGTAATGAATGTCGATGCGTAAGAAGGTGGCGGATTAATTATAAGCTTATCGGCGGTACGGGAAGCGAGTATACTGTACTTCTTTGTACTGTTTTACATACCAAAGGGGGTTCACATGGCTGTAGGAATGACAACGTTAGTAATGTTGCTAACGCCGCTCCCTGATACTAATCAGTTAGCAAAATTGCCAGAGTATCTTTCTGCGCCGATTACGCAATTGGTACAGGATAGATCAGGGCAAAAGATACTGACCGCTCAAGAGGCTATGTCATATTTCTCTGAATCTAAAATGGCGCTTGCCTACCTGAAAGAGAATGCCCAAATTGGCATTGAATTACTTGAAACTATTGACCGTGACGGGATCGAACCCGGTATAGATATTTGTGATGTAGTTGAACGCTATGAATTCGCTGCAAAAATCGTGACGAGTCAACTTCATCTCCTGAAATTAAGCTATATTCTTGCGGAGTCTTCCCCCGCATGGGGATCGCACGTCAAGTTATTCCAAACACATTCTCAGGGAGCACTGAGGATTTTTGCAAACAACAGAAATGTTTTATTGCGTATTGCAGCAACGCTAAAGCAATATCTACCCGTTAATGCGAGTGAGCACACGCCGAAAGCTGATGTGGAAAGTTACAAAGAATTGGTGAACCTCTCGCATAAAAAGCTGGGTATCCCATTGCCTGCATGGGGTTAGGCATGGTTTATGTCAGCGTAGCAGAAGATCTGCTTTTTAACACAGCCGCTTATGATTACGCCGCCATGTTAGCTAAATATCTGAGTGATGCGGAAGAGGTTTCGGGTTGGCTTGGGTGCCAAGGACGCTTTGAGCGTAACATGAAGGCTATGGAGTCTGGGTTATGGAAGTTACACATACTTCCACTGAATGAAAAACCGTGGCCGGCAAAAGTGATGTTACATAACAGAAAAAGTGACAATTATCTGGTTTATGCCCAACACTGGTACTACGAAAATCATTATCAGGTTATAGCCGTGGTGATACCGGATGCCCATGCACGTATTGATAAGCTCATGAGTAGACTTATTCGCATGGTAGAAGATTCTTTCCAGTGCTTAAGTGAGCAAGAATTGAAATTGCTTAACCATGTAAGCGCATGAGCCATTTTACCAAGAAAAAAAAACAGAGACCCGCCCCGCGCGGGTTTTTTTTATGGAGTTTCCCCAATGCCAGTCTCAACAGAATCCAGAACCGGCGATTTATCCGAAACCCTGAAAGCCATCAATCATTCGCTTTCTTCTCAGCTTAGAGTAGCGATACCGGGCATTATTCAATCCTTTAATGCCGAAGCAGTAACGTGCGTTGTTCAGCCTGCGATTAAAAGTGGCACAACTGATAAAGACGATAAAAAAACATCAGTATCCTTACCCTTGCTTGTAGATGTGCCCGTTATATTCCCAAGGGGCGGCGGCGTGACGCTAACTTTCCCGGTAAAAGCGGGTGATGAATGCCTGGTGGTATTTGCTGATCGCTGTATTGATTTCTGGTGGCAATCGGGAGGCGTACAAGAACCGGCAGATGAACGCCAGCACAGTTTATCCGATACTTTTGCAATTGTTGGTCCACAATCTCAGGCAAAGAAAATTTCAGGGGTTAGCACAAACACCGCGCAGCTAAGAAGTGATGATGGCGCGGCGTATATCGAACTCGATCCCAACAGCCATAACATCACGGTGATTACACCGGCAAAACTTACCGCCACGGCAAACGGCGGTACTGAAATCACTTCACCTGAAATCACTCTGAACGGCAACGTCACCATTAACGGCAACTTATCGCAGGGGATGGGGGCTGGTGGCGGAACTGCAACGATGCAAGGTCCGGTCACCGTGAATAACGATGTGACAGCAGCAGGGATTAGCCTGAAAAACCATGTCCATAGTGGCGTGCAATCGGGTGGCAGTAAGACGGGGAAACCTCAATGAGATACAGAAGAGAAGATCCGGACGGAGATTACAGTTTCGGCCAGGGGGATAATACGTTTCTGATTAATTCCCCGGAAGCGGTTGCGCTGGCAGTAAAAACCCGGCTGGCACTATGGCGCGGTGAATGGTTCTTAGATATGAAGGAAGGTACGCCATACGTACAGTCCGTGCTTGGAAAACAACGATCAGATGTTTATATCCTTGCCGTTCGTGACCGAATCTTAAAAACGAAAGGCGTTAAATCCATTCTCTCATTTGACACTCGCAATGACGGTACGACACGCCGTCTCACCTTCACAGCAACAATTGATACCATTTACGGGCAAGCAACGGTAACAAGCGAGGCATAATGTTAAATCTTGACACTTTGGGGCTGGCCGCAACTGTGACAGCTTCGGGCATCAGTGCGCCTGATTACCAGACCATTTTGAATAAGCTCTCGGAATATTTCCGTCAAATCTATGGTACTGACGCTTATTTAGATCCCGATAGCAAAGACGGCCAGATGATAGCGATTTATGCACTCGCGATACACGATGCGAATAATGCTGTGATTGCTGCTTATAACTCGTTTAGCCCTGCGTCAGCTACCGGCGCAGCACTATCTAACAACGTGAAAATTAACGGGATAGCTCGACATGCATCCACGTATTCGACAGTAGACATTAAACTCATTGGTACCGTTGGGACCACAGTAAAAAACGGTGTTGTCCGTGATATCAATGGCTATAGCTGGAGCTTACCGGGTACCGTGTCTATAGGCATACATGGCTTTGTTATCGCCACTGCTACATGCCAAACAAAGGGCAATGTCACAGCACTGGTTGGAGATCTTTCTATTATCGGCACACCAACTCAGGGCTGGCAGAGTGTAACAAACCCTTCGGCAGCAACACCCGGCCAGCCGATTGAGAGTGATACCGCATTGAGAGAACGGCAACGGAAATCCGTCGCGTTACCGTCTCGGACGGTACTTGACGGAATTCAAGGCGCCATCAGCTTAATACCGGGTGTTGTTCGACGACGTGGGTTTGAGAACGATACTAACGTGACGGACAACAACGGCATTCCGCCTCATTCTATAGCAATGATAGTCGATGGTGGTGACGCTAAGTTAATCGCCCAGACTATTGAAACCAAAAAAGGCCCCGGTGCGGGAACCTATGGCGATACTGAAATAAAGGTGGCCGATAGTTATGGTATTCTGCATCCGATTCACTTTTCACGCCCGAAAGACGTGCCTGTCTTCGTTGAAATAACACTTACCGCGTTTGAGGGATATACAACTTTAGTCGGCGATAGAATTCGATCAGCGATTGCAAGTTATATCGACGCGCAATTAATTGGGGATAATGTTTATTTAAGCCGTTTATTTTCTCCCGCCAATTTACGTGACGAGGAAGGCTTGACTTATGATATTTTTGAAATACAAATCGGCAGGTCGGCGGATGATGTATCACCGAGTAATTTAATTGTGACATTTGATGAAGCTGTTACATGTAAACCGGAACATATTAAATTGATAGCGAGGTGAAGATGAGAGATTATTTATCACTGATTACTCCTCAGCACAGAACCGCAAATAAATTTGTTACTCACATTGATTTAATTACCCGACCATTATCTAATATTTCAGATGCCGTTCAGCTCCTGAACAGTCAGTTTTCGATTGATGAAGCGGTAGGGGTTCAATTAGATGCAGTGGGGGAATGGATTGGACTTTCGCGATATGTTAAAACTCCTATCGTTGGCGTGTATTTCGCTTTAGATATCGAGGGAGTTGGCTTTGATGAAGGGAGCTGGAAACGACAATATGACTCTGACTCTGGTTTTACTGAATTAGATGATGAAACTTACCGAACTATATTGCGTTCTAAAATAAGGGCTAATCACTGGGACGGTACAAATGAAATGCTGGCTGAAATTTATCAGGGCGTTATTCCTGATGAGTCAGTATTAATATTCTTCGTTGATAACCAAGATATGTCGATGGATGTTTATGTTACCGGTGGAGTTGTACCCGAAGTTGTGAAAGCAGTTATTCAGCAAGGATATTTAAATATTAAGCCCGGAGCAGTCAGAGTTAATAACTATACCAACTCGGAAAATCGGGGAGTTATTTTCGGTTTCGATTCAGACAGTAAATATATCGCTGGTTTTGATATTGGCGGTTGGCCCATTCTATTAAATTGAGAGTAAAATTAATGGCTAAGAATGAATTTTTAACCTTTGGTATTGCCGAGGGCGCTAATGTATTGTCGAATGAGGAGTATGCGGCATTAGCAGCGCGTGTTAATGGATTTAGTGCGGGTGTTGCTAAATCTCGTGAATTAAATAAAGCGTGGCGCCAGTCATCTATTATTACGCATATCTTGGCGGATTTTATTGCAAAAGAATCGGGTAATGATGTTCTGGATAACGGGAATATCGATGCTCTGAAAAATAGCATGGCTTTAGCAATTAAAAATGCGCTGCCTGAGATGCGTGATGCTTCTCTGATAGAAAAAGGCATCACCCAGCTCACAGACAAAACAGGCAACAGTAATACCCTTGCAGCCACTCAGAAGTTAGTTTCTGATGTAAATGATAATGCAAATAGCAAACTTGCCAAATCCCAAAACGGCGCCGACATTCCTAATAAAAGTGAGTTTGTGAAAAACCTCGGCTTAGCAGAAACCGGCAATTTAGCTAAAAATGCGGTACCGAATAGTAGAAAAATTAATGGAAAAGCGTTAACCGGGGATATCAGTTTGAGTGCCGGGGATGTGGGGGCGTTTAAGCTCGGATCAACAGGTAGTGTTCCACGCGATGTAGCGTGGAACGCAGATACGGGCTTATATGCAATACAAGCGGTGACTTATTCTTCACATGTCGCTCATTTCAATAACGGAACTGGAAGTTGTCCGGCTTTTCAATTGAGAGTGCTGTACAAAAACCGGGGAATTGCTTATCGCTCTGCCCGTGATAATTTTGGCTTTGAGGAAGATTGGTCGGAACTTGCAACGCTTGATGATATCAACGTCCCGGTCGGCGTCCCGCTGCCGTATCCTCACAGATACACCCCTGCTGGCTATCTCACATGCAACGGTCAATCATTCGATAAGTCTTTATATCCAAAGCTAGCAGAAGCTTATCCTGCCGGTAGAGTACCTGATTTAAGGGGCGAATTTATCCGGGGGTGGGATGATAGCCGAGGTGTTGATCCGGGTCGGGTATGTGGAACGTGGCAAGGTGACAGTACAAAAAGAATACAACTTGCTGAAGGTAACGCCGATAGTCGTTATATGTCCCTAAATCAAGGGTCTGTGAACGGGTATTGTTACCCGCTAGGGCGTGATGTGAAGGGCAACGCAACTGATACATCAATTGCTAACAATACAGGCGGAAACGAAACCCGCCCCCGCAACGTCGCATTTAACTACATAGTGAGAGCAGCATAATGACAGAACAAAAGTACTCTTTAGAGCATGAAACAGCCGTATTGGGTAAAGACGGATTAGCAATTCAGGCAGGCTGGATAAAGGTTTATCACTCGAATCAGATAACGAGAGAATTCACAGTTTCAGACATTGAATANATGTTGGGTGTCAGTCTATCAGCCGGTGCTTATCCCGATGCGCCAGAACTTCCCGATTCTCACGATGTGGCCGTTTGTCGCAGCGAAGACGGAAAGTGTTGGCAAATCCTTCCCGATTACCGTGGCAAAACAGCTTACGACACGTTAACTCGCGCTCCGACTGAGATAACAGAAATCGGTGAATTGCCGGATACGCTAACCTTCAAGAAACCTCCCACAGATTTCGATAAGTGGAACGGCAAAGAATGGGTAGTTGATAAAGACCTTCTCAAATCTCATCAGATTAATGAAGCTAAGCAACAACAAGCAGCACTGTTACAACAAGCAAATGAAACACTCTCATTGCTACAAGACTCTGTTGACTTAGAAGTTGCTACAGACTCAGAGAAAGCCGCTCTACTCGAATGGAAAAAGTACAGAGTATTGCTTACGCGTGTAGATGTGAATCAAGCGCCTGACGTAGAATGGCCGGAAGTGCCGAAGTGA